TCCCTCTCGGGAAGAGGGGCGTACTCGCGGTCGCGCCAATAGAGAATGTCGGCGATGATCTCGTCAGCCACTTGCACGCCGAGCGTATCGTAGATACGGGACGCTGTGAGAACGCGATTGGCCAGTCGTAGCAACGCCTCGCGGACAGCGGTGCGCGTGTCCTGTGCGATCTTCGCACGCTCGGCGGCGACTAACGTAGCGGCAAACTCGCGGGCGAGTTCAACGCTCGCAGCCCCCGGCCAATACCCCTTGTCTACGAGAAGGAAGTTGAGACGATCCCGCATCTGCTCATCCGTCGCGTCCGCACGGAGCGGCTGCGAGGGATCGTAGGACAGCGGGGTGTCATGCATCTGAAGTCTCCGGGCCACGCAGCAGTTTGTTGATTCGTTGCTTCTGACTGATCGAAAGAATCGGCTCTGACCACGTTCGGCCGGTCAACATCAACTCATCTCGCATCCTCGCCAACTGTCGCAGCAGATCGTCTGCCAACAGCCGGTAGCCATCGGCGCGAGCGTGTTCTTCGTAGGCCGCGAGAGCTGGATACGCCAGTGGATCGTGCGTAAGGTCAAGCACGAAATACTCGCACTCGTGGTGTCGTCGGTGTCTCCTACTACTGCCATCTGTCCGACGAACGACGAACTTCCGGTAAAGTCCTCGTGTCTTGTCACTCATTTCCCGGTTCCTCCTTCTCCGCCACGTCGGGAACGCCGAGCGCGCGGAGGAGATCGTCGCGCAGCACAAAGAAGTCCCCTATTTTGAGAACGGAGAGATTGCGCATTGTCACAATCTCGTCATCAACGTCGTCATCCTCGTATCCGGGCAGCGCCATCACTCGCGCTCTCACGATCTCGTCCTCCGTTACCCTCGGCGCAGCACGGAACGCGGCGTCCAAATATCTTGCTCCATCTATCATCGCTTCGTGCGAAGCATGACACATCGCCTCGGTCGGTACCGGCTCTCCGTTCTCGTTCGCCGGGAGCCGGAGGAGAATCGTGCGCGTGGAATCGGTCATCGCAGCTCCCGGAGCACGGAGAGGAGTCGTATTGAATCGGTTAGTCCTAGATAAGCAGCTCGGAGCATCTCCGGCGAAAAGATTACAGCACCCTCCCCATTCACTGGGAGCCGGAGCAGGATGGTGCGCGAGGGGTCAGGCATCGGTGGGCTCCTCCACGATGATGTCGGCTTTCGTGCCGATCTGTTCTTGATAGCGCAACACACTTCCGTCGGAGTAAGCGTGGGCGTAGGAATCGGCGAGATAATATTGTGGGTTCAGGTTCCCATCAATGATGTGCTCTTTCGGAGCGAGCGGCCCATCACCCCCCGGTTCGAGTGTCGGACGCTGGACCCAAACCTCGACGCCGTGGATATGTGCCTTGACGAAGAGTTTGCGACCTCTGGGTATGTTCACGGTTCCAGGCCCTCCTCGGCTTCGAGCGCCATCCAGAGTGCGGCGAGGATGCGGGCGTCACGTTCCTCTCCCCGAGGATAGGCGAACGAGCCAGACCGCTCGCTCCAAGGCACCATATGGACGTGCGATATGGCACGCATCCGCATCAGGGTACACCGGTCTTCCGAGATGATATCTTCAGCCATCAAACAGCGGGCCATCGCGCACAATCCCCACGTCATCGGCTCTCCTTCGTCGAGCCGCCGCGCGATCTCGCGCCACGCCTGCGCTTCGGTGAGTTGGCGTTTCACTATTCCGTCTTCTCCGACTTAGAGGCGAACGTTTCACACTCACAGGCCATCGCGCGACAGCGGCCCGTACCGTTGTCGTGCGCCGTCTGAGGATGGTCACAGTAGGCGCAACGCAGTTTGTGGACGCCGGGATCGGCCGCGCCCTCACGACGGCCGAGCGTCAGGCGATCCTGCTCGCGGAGCCGATCGGCGATGCGCTTGAGCTGTGGGTTCGCCAGCGCCCAGTGGTGGTGCAGGCGGTCCATCTCGCGGAGCATCAGAGTGTTGCTGTTCAATTGCGTGGCGATCGCTTCCCAGTGTTTGACTCCAGCCGACGCGACGACGTCGAGATCGGCTCGCAAGCCACCGTCCATGCTCCGAAGTTCAGTGAGGGCGACGGTGAGTCCGAGGCGGTCGCGCACGAAGCCACGCGCCGACCGTGACCAGAGAAGGATGACAACGGTGAAAAGGTCACCCAGTAACAGCCCGGCGAGGAAGGCGTAAAGCATTCGACGAATCTCCATTGCGATGAGGGGCGGATCGGAGCGGCGCGAAAGTACGAGACTGGAAGCGTATCGCCGTCGTAGCGCCAGATCGAGCCGCCGACACGGCGCGCCTCAATGAGAGTCACCTGATTTCCACAAGCCGCGCGTTCACGCACTGCGTGACGTTTTCCTTTACCCACTCGATGTAGCAACGCTGGCATGCGTTTCCGGTATTGGCCGTCGGGTTCGTGGTGTCGGAGATGCGGAAGATCGGCACCAGCCCGTGCACTGGGCATTCGCCCATCTCGATGAGGACGCTCATAGGAGATTGACGTCCGGGTGTGAAAGCCAGCGCTCGAGCACTTCGAGGTCGTGCTCAGACGCACACGCCTCGTATCGATTCAGTGCACGACGCGTCTCCTCGGCCGCGAGTGACGGGGTGAGCCGGTCAAGTCGGGTGCGAATCTTGGCGATCAACCTCTTCTGAGCGGGGGTCACTGGATGATGGGCTCCCACCGGACGCGGAAGAGGCCGCGCGGTGACTTGCGGCGGAGCTGAATGACGACGCGCCCGGCGTCGGCGAGGGTGAGCGCCGCGCCGCGCGAGTGAGTGCGGGAGCGGGAGCCGTCGGGCAGTCGGACGCGACGGCGGTAGAGCTGGGTGATGCGGTACATGGTTTCCCCGGTGTGTCGGATTTGAGGACGAGACCGCCGGACGGCGGCGCACACAGGGACGAAAAAACGCGGGAGGAAGGCGCGCAATACCCCCCGGTGCCATGTAGCGGTCAGTGCGGCACGCGGGGCCTTTGCCGGGTGGGACGAGAGAGAGGGAGAGGGTGTAGCGTGAGTGTAGCGGTGTAGCGTAGGGGAGAGCGCGCGCGGGGGAGAGAGGGTGTAGCGTGGGACGTGCGGTGTAGCGTGTAGCGTGGGACGTGCGGTGTAGCGTGAGTAGGGCGAGCGGGGGGCGACCGGGACTGTAGCGAGCAGGGTCTACCCCCCTTTTAGGGGGTAGCCCGGCTGCTGCTAGTCCCGGCTAGGTTTGAGGGGGTATTGTGTGGCTCGGTGGGAGGGGGGNAGATTGGGGGTATGATGACACGATCGCAGCGTCGGTGCAACGCCCGAGCCGTTGCCCGAAAGAGCAAGGGAACGGGAAAACGGACGAGAGGGGTGAAGCAAGTACACGAGCTGACGGCCTCGCAGGAGCGGTTCTGTCAGTTGATCGTCGCGGGAGAGGGTCAGCAGGCGGCGTACGAGAGGGCGTATGCCTCCACGGGGAGGACGGCGGCGGAGGGAGCGGCGCGCCTCCGGAAGGACCGGAGAATTGAGGCGCGAATCGCGGAGCTGCGGAAGCCCGTCGTGGAGGAGGCGCAGCTCACGCTCAAAGAGCACCTCAGGGAGCTGAAACGGCTACGCGAGCTGGCCCTTGAGAGGGATCAGGTCGGCGTAGCCGTCACGGCCGAGAACTATCGGGGCAAAGCGAGCGGGCTTTACACCGAGCGGGTGCGGGCGGAGATCGGGCTCACGCTCGAGCAACTGGTCAGCGGAGACGCAGCTGCCCGATGAGCTCCTCGTTGGCGGTTTCTTCGGCTTCGCTCCAGCAGTCGTCGTCCCACTCGAGGATGCCGTCTTGCAGGCGTTCGGCCCAACGCTGCGCCTGTTTGGCGGTCAGCTTGGCGGCGATTTCGGTATGACGGAGCATGTCGTCGTCGCCGAGTGCGCCGCAGACCGACTCCGCGATGCCACTGCGCGTTTCGGTCGAGATGGGGAAGACCTGCCCAACGCGAAGCGTCGGGATGGTGGAGCGGTGGATGAGCCGAATCAGGTCGAGCGCGATGTCGTCGGCCCGCTTCCACGAAGAAACCTCGATCTCGATGAAGATGCGCCCTCTGGTCGTCATGGCTGTTCTCCCCGGTTGTGGCCGGACTTGAGACCGGCCCGTGGTTTACGCTCTCCCTCTCGGGGGAGAGCGCTCTCACCCTACTTGCTGGCGCGCTTGATGCCGTGCCGCTTGGCGAACGCCAGAACGGCGGCCGAGGGGTTGTGGACTTCGCCTCGGACGAGCATGCCCCGGAGACGAGCGTCGTGACCCTGCTTGAACGTGCCGGTGACTTTGGCCTTGCAGCCGCAGAGGCACGGGTTGAGGAGCGCGGAGCGGACCTTGGCTTGCGCCTTGGCGGAAGCGGCGGGCTGCTTGTGCTTTGCCACGGGAACCTCCTTGTTGGCGACCTCAGTCGCCGGTTCGGCCTTCGCAGGTGCGACGGCCGTCTTGCGGTAGCGCGTGCTCATTTCTCTCTGTGCTTCGACCGTCGGCTTCGTCCGGGCGATCCGGTTGGGGCTCGTCACGGGGAAGAAGTCCGCGAGGAGCGTGTCCTTGGCGCTTGTCGGAGCTTTTGTTTGCGCGCGCTCGGCGCGGGCGTTCATTTGGGCGAGTTTCTGCGTGGCGCTCATGGTGGTTCCCCCCGGTTTGGGCCGCGTCGTTGCGGCCGACGGAGGAAAGAAAAAGCATGGACCGTGCTCGCGCAAGTATTCCTGCGCGGGCAGTTTGAGCGGGTTTTGCGTCCGGAGAGCGTCACGCGGGGGGCAAGAAGGGTAGTTTGGGCCGTCCGTGGCCTCTTGGCCCCCTCCCCTCTGAGCGTTTGGTTTGGCCGAGGAGACTGCTCGAGTGCTGTTTGGTTCGGGAGCACCCCTCAGAGACGATTCGGTTGTGCGCATCCCGGACCTCGAGGTCTGAGACCACGCAACCAAACAGTCCCAAACTCCCAAATACAGTGATTCGCAGCCAGGAGGACCCATCGCTTGGGACCGCTAAGGCCATAGAGGAGGGCCGGGCTTCGATCATCAACAAGCGCGCAACTTTTCCTTTCTGTTTGATATTCTCAGCCATATGAATAAAGCCGTACAGCTCATAACTGAGTGGCGTAAAGACGCCGTGAAATTTGTGCGCGACAACTTCAAGATAGAGCCAGACAAGTGGCAGATCGCCGCACTCCGGGCGTTCTCCTCTACGGACGCTCGCGATCAGCGTATCGCGATGAAGGCGTGCAAGGGACCCGGTAAGACGGCGGTACTGGCGTGGATGATATGGAATTTTCTCAGTTGTTTCGGCTCAGTCGGAGAGCACCCAAAAGGTAAGGCCACCGGCATCACGGAGCAGAATCTCGACGACAACCTATGGCCGGAGTTGTCCAAGTGGCAGAAACGCTCTCCCTATCTCACGCACGCCTTTACGTGGTCCAAGTCTCGCATCTTCGCTAACGAGCACCCGGAGACGTGGTTCTTCGCGAAGCAGGCGTGGCCCAAGTCTGGAAATCCGCAGGAGCAGGCCAACACGTTGGCGGGACTTCATGGAAAATTCGTCCTCTTCGTGATGGACGAGTCGGGCGGCATCCCGACTCCGGTGTCCGCGACCGCCGAGGCGGGTCTGGCGAACGCCGATCTCGAGGGTGCGTGGGCCAAGTTGGTGCAAGCGGGAAATCCGACGCATCTGGAAGGTCCTCTCTACGACGCTTGCACCGTTCACTCTCATCTCTGGGCTCTCATAGAGATCACCGGCGATCCCGACGACCCCGATCGTTCGCCCCGCATCTCCAAGGTCTGGGCGCGGCAGCAAATTGACATGTACGGCGCGGACAATCCGTGGGTACTGGTCAACGTCTTCGGTAAGTTCCCGCCGTCCTCGCTCAATGCTCTGCTCGGCCCGGACGAGGTGCGCGCCGCGATGCATCGTCATCTTCGGGATGACGACTACTCCTTCGCTCAGAAGCGCCTCGGAGTGGATGTCGCCCGGTTCGGGGACGACCGCACCGTCATTGCCCGTCGTCAGGGACTCTGTGCTTCGTTCCCGTTTGACATCATGCGCGGTGAGCGTACCACCTCTATCGCTGCCCGCGTGCTCTACACCAAGCGGGAATGGGGATCGGAGATGGAACTGATCGACGACACCGGACACTGGGGACACGGTGTCATAGACAATCTTCTCGCCGCTGGACTGTCTCCCATCGGGGTGCAATTTCACGCCCCCGCTCTCAATCCGCGTTATCGCAATCGCCGCGCTGAGGGGTGGCTGGAGATGGCGGACTGGGTGAAGCGTGGTGGCGCTCTGCCGGACGTTCCCGAGCTGGTCGCGGAACTGACAACGCCCACTTACACCTTCGCCAACGGCAAGTTCATTCTGGAGGAGAAGGACCAGATCAAGGAGAGACTCGGCCGATCCCCTGATCTCGCCGACGCGCTGGCTCTCACCTTCATGCTGCCGGAACTTCCCGCCTCCGACGTTGTCCGAGCACGCATCGGCTTCGTCAGTACGCGTGTGGATGGCTTCACGGGAAACGTCGTGGAGCACGACTATGATCCTCTCGCCGAGGTCACATCATGAGCCTGCCGACATGGGCCGTCTCCCTTCTGCTGTGGGCCAACGGTGGGCTACTCGCCGTCGCCTTCGGGCTGCTGTATCGGCAGGTCGAGAGTCGTCGCATCGAAGAGAGTATCACGGCGGCGGCGACGTCGCTCCGTGAAGAGCTGCTGACGACCAACCAGCGGTTGGAGCTGCTGGAGCGCGAGGTCTTCGGGTTCAATGGTGAGGACGGGTTGCGACAGATCGTGCACGCGCTCAGGGAGGAATCAACATGAAGCTCTCAAAAAACCGGCTCAAACTGTCCAGCGGTAAGATCATCAAGTTCAAGTCCGCCAGGAAACGCGCCAACTGGGAGCGCGTCGCGCAGGCGTACAAGCACGGCTGGCGTCCCAGAGGCAGGAAATAGTGTTCGCGCGTGAGACGCTCTCTCCTGAGCTCATCGAGGAGCTGACGCCGCTACTTCAGCAGCACTGTACCGAGGTAGAGGACGAGTCGCCGCTCGACGTGGACTGGGAGCGTTACTACGCCGCCGCCTCGACTCTGCGTCTCTATACGGTGCGTCTGGAAGATCTGATCGGATACGCCAGCTTCTTCGTCGTGCGCAATCCGCATTTTCGTTACTCGTTGCAAGCGCTACAGGATACTTTGTTTTTGAACCCTTTCTACAGAGGCCGGTTCATTGGACCCCGATTCATTGAGTGGTGTGACCGGCAACTCGCTCTGGAGGGGGTACAGAAGGTGTATCATCACGTCAAGACGGCGCACGATTTCGGACCGATGTTGGAGATGCTCGGATATTCATGCGTGGAGCTAGTCTACGCGAGGAGACTGGATCATGGCGGCGTTCGCGGCGATGGCGGCGATGTCTCTGAGCTCGCTGGTCATGCAGAATCAGGCAACGCAGGAGGCGAAGGGCATCAAGCCGCCCCCTCCCGTCAGGCCGCCCACGCCGGAGCTCGATCTGATCGAGCAGCGGCGGCGTCGCGCGGCGGCGGTCGTTGGGCGACAGAGCACTAATTTGACGGGCGGACTCACGACGAGTGCGCCGACGCAACGCAAGACGTTGCTGGGGCTGTAACGAATGACTGAATCGCGGCGACAAATCTACGAGCGACTGCGCGTGCAGCTCAAGAACGAGCAGGCGTCATTCGTCTCGCACTGGCGCGAGCTGAACGACTACGTCCGGCCGCGTCGTGGACGCTTCTTCACCTCGGATCGCAATCGGGGCGATCGGCGCACGCAGAAGATCATAGACAGCACCGCCACTTTGGCAGCGCGGACACTCAGCGCCGGGATGATGTCGGGCCTGACGTCACCCGCGCGGCCGTGGTTCCGTCTGACGACATCCGACCCCGGCTTGGCGGAGTCCGGCGACGTGAAGGAGTGGCTCTACTACGTCACGCAGCGACTCGGCACAATCTTTCTGCGCTCGAATCTCTACAATGTACTGCCCATCATGTACAGCGACCTCAGCGTCTTCGGCACGGCGGCGTTCGGCGTGTTTGAAGATCTGAAAGACGTCATCCGCTGCACGTCGTATCCGATCGGTAGCTACATGATCGCTAACGACGAGCGCGAAGTCGCCAACGTCTTTATGCGCGACTTCGAGATGACGGTGCGGCAGATCGTGATGAAGTTCGTGCAACAGCCGGACGACACGATGGATTGGGGCGCCGCGTCGCGGAGAGTCAAGGAGCTGTGGGATCGCGGGCAGACGGAGGCGTGGATCCCTGTGGCGCAGGTCGTCACGCCCAACGATGAGTATCACTCCGGCGTGACGCTGAGCAAGTTCAAAGAGTTTCGCTCGTGCTATTGGGAGACAGGCACGCGTGAGGACGACCGCTTTCTGGACGAGGCGGGATTCGACGAGTTTCCGGTGCTCGCGGCGCGATGGGAGACGACGGGTGAAGACATCTACGGTACAGATTGCCCCGGCATGACGGCGCTCGGTGACATCAAGCAGCTTCAGCTCGGTGAACGGCGGGCGCTGCAGGCCGTTGAGAAGTCGGTCAATCCGCCCATGGTGGCGCCGCCGGGTATGCGTAACTCCAAGCTTACCATTCTGCCCGGTGAGGTCAGCTACGTGCAGGAGGCGGCGAACCAGTCGTTTCGCCCGGCGCACGAAGTCAACTTCGATCTGCAGAAGTTGGAGTTGAAGCAGGGACAGGCACGTGCGCGCATTCAACGCGCTTTCTACGAAGACCTCTTTTTAATGATGACGGAGCTGGATCGGCGCGAGATCACGGCACGCGAGGTGCAGGAGCGACATGAAGAGAAGCTCTTGGTGCTCGGTCCGGTGCTGGAGCGGTTGAATCAGGACGTCTATGATCGGCTGATCGATCGAGCGTTCGGCATCGCGTATCGGCGCGGCTTTATTCCACCGCCGCCAGAGCGGCTGCAAGACGAGCCGCTCAAGGTTGAGTACATCTCGCTCATGGCGCAGGCGCAAAAGTCGGTTATGCTTGGCGGATTGGAGCGTTTCGCGCAAGACGTCATGCAGATCGCCTCAGTCGATCCGTCGGTGCTTGACGTGATTGATCGAGACGCCATGATCCGAGAGTTGGCGGAATCCACCGGCGTGCCGCCGCATCTCACGTTGCCGGAAGAGACCGTCGCAGAGACGCGAGCGGCGCGTGCGCAGGCGGCGCAACAGCAACAAATGGCCGAAAATATGAAACAGCTCGGTGTCGGCGCCAAAAATCTTGCGGCGGCTGATACCACCAAGAAGAGCGCCTTGACCGACTTGCTCGGCGTGGCGGCTCCAACCGAGGAGATGATGCAATGAGCGCGAACACTCTCAGCAAGACGTTTTCCGCTATCGGAGCGGGATCGGCTCTCTTTCTGTCCATCGGAAAAAAGCTCTCCTACTCAGCCAGCGTCGCGGGCGGCGAGCAGTTTCTCGGCTATCTCGTGTTGCAGCGTTCACGAGACGGCGGGCTGACGTGGCAGGAGGTCATCAGCTCCGTGGACATCGAAGATGACACGTCGGTGGCGGGGACGCTGATCGTCACACATCCGTCCGGCGAGCATTTTCGTTGGAAGGCGCTCGCGATGGACGGCGCTGACCCCGGTCCGGCCAGTGACGACGTCATCACCGTCGTCTCCGATGTCGTCATCGGAACGCGCACACGCGTATGCGCAGCGGGCTCTCGCGCGGGGGCGACGGCGGGTTTCGTGGTGACCGGCATTGATACTGGGCACGCCGCGACGCTGCCTGAGAATAAGACGGCCTCGACTCTGGTGGTGCCAGTTCCGTTGGATCCCGGTGAGACGATCACGGCGTTTCGCGTACTCGGAGCGCTGCAGGCGGGCACCGCCAAGCCCACGGTGCTCAACGCCAGTCTTCTGGCTCTCACCGGCGGAGCGGCGGGCGTGGTGGAAACTGAGATCGCCGCGATCGTTGAGCTGGAAGTTGAAGCGGACACTCCGCTCACGGCGGTGAACGCCGGAGTGGACGAACTATCGCGCGCCATTGTGGCGGATGAGACGGTCTGCGTGCTCATCACCGGCACGACGTTCAACGACGCCGCGTCCACGGCTGAGATACTGGGCATCGAGGTGACGCTTGCTTGAACCGCGCGCCGCTACGGGCAACGTCGCTTCGCGCGCGCAGGTGGACCGCGCGGAGCGCATCGAGAAGCGACGACAGCTTCTTGACGATCAGGATTTCACGGCGCTGCTCGATCTGCCGTCAGGACGGCGTTTTCTGTGGCGGCTGCTGGCGCATTGCAAGACGTTCGAATCCATCTTCGACGGACACGGATCAAAGATGAGTCATAACTCGGGGATGCAGGACGTCGGACACTTCGTCCTCGGCGAGATTCAGCGCGTCCGACCGGAAGCGTTTCAACAGATGCAGCAAGACGTCAAACTACGGGAGCAAACTGATGCCTGATCCAACGCCTGAGGAGGCCCTCGCTACCGCGCAAGCCGACCTCAAGAAGGCGAATGAAGATCTGACGGTGCTTCGCACCCGCTACACGCCGCCGGAGAAGGGAGAGTACAAGTTCGAGTTGCCGAAGGACGGACGGCTCACGGGAGAGCACACGAAGAGGACAGCGGCTCTAGCGGCCAAGCTGGGACTCTCACAGACGCTCGCTCCGGAGTTGATCACGTTTCTCGACGCCGAATTGAAGCAACGCGACGAGACATTTCTCTCCGACAACGGTCCTGACGGATCGGCGTGGAAGAAGCGCACCGAGGAGTGGCAGGCGCAGGCGTTGGCCGACACTGAAATCGGCGGAACGCCGGAGAAGCTCACGGTGAGTGCCGAGATGGGTCGGCGCGTGTTGGACGGGTTCTTTTCGAAGTCTGTCAAGGAGTTCTTTGACGCGACGGGGTTCGGATCGCATCCCGACGTGCTACGAGGATTTGTCAAGCTGGGACGGCTGCTGGAGGAGGGCAAGATGTTTCCGGTCACCCAGAAGTCGGACAGCACCAGAAAGTCCAACGAGGAAGTCTTCTTTGGAAAACCGGCTGAGAAGGCGACCTGACAACTACGGAGTTCATCGCACCATGCGAAATACCCTGAAGTGGGCGGCGATCTTTCTCATCGCGCTGGCGCTGACCGTCGCGCTGGGAGCGCCGCCGCTGAATCTCGGACTCGATTCATTTCCGCTGATCATCGGCGCGACGGTGGGTGGCACCGTCATGACGATGGCGGATTGGGCAAAGACGCTCGATCCGAACGGAAGACCCGCGCGCATCATCGAGATGCTCACGCAGAAGAACGAGCTGCTCGATGACGCGATGTTCATGGAAGGCAATCTGGAGATTGGACACCGCACCACGATCCGGACCGGACTTCCGACGGCCTACTGGCGGCTGCTGAACGTCGGAACGCCGCCCAGCAAGGATACCACGGCGCAGGTCACGGAGAGCTGCGGCATTCTGGAAGCGCTCTCCAAGATCGACGTCGAAGTGGCGAATCTTGGCGGCAACCCGGCGTCGGTGCGGCTCAGCAAGTCGCGCGCCTTCGTCGAGGCGATGTCGCAGGAGATGGCGCAGACGCTCTTCTACGGCAACGTGACCAGCGCACCGGAGGAGTTCAACGGTCTGTCGGTTCGCTATTCATCGTTGTCGGCCGCGAACGGCAAGAACATCGTGGCCGGGGGCGGCGCGGGCGACGACAACAGCTCGATCTGGCTCATTTGCTGGGGGCCGGAGAAGGTCACGGGTATCTTCCCGAAGGGCTCGACGGCGGGTGTGCAGCACAAGGACTACGGCGAGCAGCTCATCGCCGACGCTACCGGCATCGCGGGCGCCGTACTTCCGGCGTTCGTGGACCTCTGGCAATGGAAGTGCGGGCTCGTGGTCGAGGACTGGCGCTACGCGGTGCGCATTTGCAACATCGACATCTCGGCGCTCGTTGCGGAGTCCAGCGACGCCAATCTCACCAAGCTGATGACGAAGGCCATTCATCGGCTGCAGGACACCGGTGGGAAGGTCGCGTTCTATGCCAACCGAACCATCGTCGAGTTCCTCGACATTCAGCGGCAGGAGCGCGTGCAAACGGGCGGTCAGCTCGGCTACGGCGTCGTAGACGGCAAGAATACTCTGACGTTCCGGGGCATTCCGATTCGCACCTGTGACGCGCTGCTCGAAACCGAAGCTACCGTCTCGTAACTCACTCGGAGAACTACTACCATGTTCATTGACGCGCAAAATCGCTTTTCCAACGCCCAGAGCATCACAACCGGCTCTGGGTCCGGCTCTGCGCCGGGGGTCGTCTCGACGAACCTCGTTGATCTCGGAGCCGAGCGTCGCATCGGCACCGGACGAGGACTGCACATCGTCATTCTCGTGACGACAACGCTGGCGTCGAGCGGCGGCAACGACGCGATGGATATCAATCTGTACTCCGACGCCGATTCGGCGTGGGGTTCGGCGACGTTCCGCCAGCGGGTAGCGACGCTGGACGCCGTGGCTCCCGCTGGAACGCTGGTGATCGGCACGATTCGACCGAACATACTGAACGAGCGGTACATCGGCCTGTATTACATTTCGCAGACGTCGGACGCTTTCTCGGCGGCGGGTATCACGGCGTTCATCGCCGATCAGGACGACATCGATGCGTGGGTCGCTTACGCCGCGAACTACACCATCAGCTAAGGAGCACTGACACATGAAAGTTCGAGCCACGCGGAAGGGCTACTTCGGTGAGCGACGCCGCTCGGAGGGAGAGTTGTTTGAGTTTCCTGACGATCGGACTCTGCCTTCCTGGGTGGAGGTGGTCACCGAAGCAGTCCTCGCACCGTCCGCACCTTCCAGCGAGGACGGGCCTGAGACCCTGTCGGAAGCGGCAGGGGTCACGAAGAAGAAAAAGAAGAAGACCTGAGGGAGTGCAGCGGTTTGAACGGGCGGGCCGAGCCCTCATCGGCCCGTCCTTCAGGCGAGGAGTAATGTATGAGCGGCGCAGCGGTTCTCATTCTCTCGGCGGCGACGGCGGCGCCCACTACGGGCGAGGCGCACGAGCCGAGACGCGATCAGCGAACGTTTCAAGCCATCGTCGAGACCAGTTCCGGTGACGGAACGGCGACGATTGAGATGTACGGTTCTGACGTTCCGCCCACGGCGGGCGTCGGCAATAACGGCGTGCTGCTTGGCACCATTGGACTCTCGGGCGCGTCAGG